AACACACCGTCCATCATGGCGCCCATGCCGGAGCCGTTGAACAGGTCCATGACCTTCTTGAACCCGGCGGTCTCGCGCACCTTGTCACCGCTGCCGAAGACCTTGACCGCCACGTCGGCGGCTTCCTCTTCGTGCATGCTGATGTTGGCCAAGCGGGTGACCGTGTGGCGGAAGGCGTCCCAGGCTGCAGTGTTCAACCCCATGAAGTCTTTGACAGACTCAGGGTCGAAGACCGAGCGGTGCGAGACCTTGACCGAAGCTGGCGCGTCGGTCATGGCCATCTGCAGCGTGTTCTTGCACACGGTGCGAACCGTGGTGCGACGAACCTCAGTGGCCAGCGAGCCGTCAGCCGAGGTGCTGATCAGGATGTAGCCGCCGATCTTGTCAGCAACCGAAGCCGGGGCGGCCTCGCCGATCTTGGCAGTGGCCCAGAACCGTTTGCCGCCGTAGATCGTGCCTGCTGCAGACAACTCCAGGCCACCGGCCTTGGCGATGTCACGGAAGAACTCGATGACTTCGCCAGGCTGCACGACCTGGTAGCGGTTGGAGACAACACCCAGGGGCTGGTTGTTGTCAGAGCGAAACAGGACGTGCTGTTCGGGCATCTTGATCAGCACTTCGTTGTCGCGGCTGACGTTGTAGCGAATCTCGGAGCGGCGGATTTTCCAATCCATCCCAGCGGCTTCGCGCCAGGCGTCGAGGCTGGTGCCATCGTCGAGTGCCTGGCCCAAGCCGTGCCAGGGTGTTCCGTCAGAAGCCAGGTAGGCAAATTCGACACGGCCGTCAGCGCGGGTGGTGAGTTCGTGAGACATGATAAAAGTCCTTTAAGAAAAGAAAAAACCAAGCTGTTACGGCCGCCTGGATACGCCGCCAATGCCGAGCACGCCGGGCATTGGTGAGGGGCCGAAGCCCCAAGGGTTAGCGGCCGCGCTGGCCAGCAAGCTCACCCTCCATTACTCTGAACAACAGCGCCTTGGCGCGGTTGAGCGTTTGCCTGGCGCCCTCGGTGTCGCCGAACGACATCTGTTCCTGGGCGTCGGACATCAAGCCGGCGACAACCATGTTGGCGCCGCAGGCTTGGTACGTGATGGACTCGACAACGCTGTCGATAAATGACTCGATGTCGCAGCCGTACATTTGGTTTTGCATGATCAATCCTTTCAAAACAAGTCCGTCAGGGCAGCGCACTCGCGCAGCCGGCTGAGTTGATTGCACCAGACACAGCCCGTGTCGATCGCGTCGATCTTGTCGTCGCTGAAGTAGTCAGCGCCTTCCATGTACAGGCCCTCTTCGTAGAACTTGACGACGTACTCTTCGTAGTCGAAGTCGTAGAACACAGCGCAAGCGCGCCCCTTGTCTTTGTTGTCGTAACCGAAAACTTTGCGAACCATGATGGTCTCCTTAAACAACTTCATCGGCAGCGTAGGCGCTGACGAATTCAATTTCAAAACCCAACTGCTTCATGTCGTTGAGATCGCTTTTGCGGAAGGTCTTCTTGCCCGCAAAGCGGGCGAAGATCAGAGCCACGTCGTTGGCCGGGTAGTACAGCGTGTTGCCGTACACCGACTTGATGGAAATCTGAACTTTCATGCTGTCCTCCTTATGCCTTGCGGGCGGTTACTTTGACGCTGGTCACCTTGCTGACCTGTTCGACCAGGCTGACCTTGTCGCCGAGCAGCAGCTCGACCTTGCGTGGGTCGTAGCTGGTGCGGTCTTGCTTGACGATCACGGCGCGGTACATCTCGCCGTCGTAGCTGTCGCAGCCGCCCTCTTTGAGACGGGCCTTGATCGCGTCAGCCTGCTTGGTCAGGCGGCTGATGTCAGCGAGCAGCACGCCGAGGTCGTCGATGTCGTTGGCGGTGATCGCCTGAATGATTGCTTTTGCCATGTTGATCTCCAATGAAAAGTACCAAGCTGTTACGGCCGCCTGGATGCGCCGCCAAAGAACAGCACGCTGCCCTTTGGTCATCCTTCGCACTCGTCAGTCTTGGGGACTGGTTCTAAGCGGTCTGGCCTTTGCGTTCACTGGTGGTTACTGGCTACTCGGCTGGTTCCCTTTTTGTATCCCGCTGGCCCTTCGCGGGGTGACTGGTTTGTTTCCTGCCACAACTCAAATGTAGGTGACATTGACAGGACGTGTCAAGCATTATTTGATTGTTGCAAAAATACAACGTAAAAGAGTTGTGCGGGTGTTGTTTTTGAGCAACAGCAGGGTTGAATTTTTTCTGGTTTTTGCCCACTTGACCGGGTTTGCAGCAAGCCGTTATCATTTGGCCGCGGAGGTGCGCCTGCAATTTGGCAACTTCCGCATGAAAACTCCCTCTTCGGCCACCTCGTGTGGCCTTTCTTTTTGGGCCACACGAATGAAGCAAATCACCATCACTCTCGAGGACGACGGCACAGTGACTGTCGCCTCAGACGAAATGCAGGAACCCTACAAGTGCGAAAGCCTTGACGAGTGCCGGCAGTTCGTCGACAAGATGCTTTCCGAAGAAGCGGGCGAGAGCCCGCAAGAGCAAGCCACTGAGGGCCAGGAAGACTATGGCCAGATGTGGGACCAAGAGGCGGCCAACCGCAAACCCCAACCGGGCCTGATGGCCTAACCCAGGAGAGAACCATGCAAGAGTATTCCAACCCCGCATCCCGCAACCCCAGCCGTGCAGCAGGCCCCAGCCTGAAGAACGGCGCCGCTATCGGCGGTGGTGGCAATCAAAGCCAAGGCGCTGGGATGATCCCCGGCAAAGTGTCCGTGCCCCTGCCTGGCACAAACGAGACGCAGTCCAAGCAGGGCGGCGGCATGAAGAAGGCCCCGGCCGGCTTCAACAACGGCCTGATCGCTGGGAAGATTTAATGCCCAGCACCAGCCCTGCCCAGGCGCGCCTGATGGCCGCGGCTGCGCATAACCCCGACTTTGCAAAGAAGGTCGGGGTTCCGCAGTCCGTGGCCCAGGACTACAACAAGGCCGACGCAGGCACAGGCATCCTGCGCAAAGCGATGAACCATGGCAAGCAGACGCAATCCCAGTCGCAACAACGCCGCTGAGTTGGCGGGCGAACCGCCCAAGCTCGCGACCATGGACGACCTGGCGTTCCCTGCCGAGGCGAAGTCTGGCCGCAAGCACCAGACCAGCCAATCGAGCAAACGCCCGATGCGGATCAATCTGCGCGCCGTCTCTGAGGCATTGATCGAGGAAGGGCTCGACCCGACCATCGAGATGATCAAAATCCTCAAGAAGGAAATCCCGGTGCTCGACGCCAACGGCAAGCCGCGGCTCGACCCGAAAACCAAACAACCCATCATGCGTCCGGCCCTGGACGATGACACCAAGTTGCGCACGCTCAACGAGCTGCTGCAGTACACGCAACCCAAGCTCAAGAGCGTGGAGATGAAAGTCTCCGGCAACCTCGAGCTGACCAATGAGCAGCTCGACGCACGTCTGGCCGCTCTGCTCTCAAAGGCTGCCAAGCGATGAAGCTAGACGACCTGGACCTCAACAAGATCGACCTCTCGCGCCTGACCGCCGAGGAGAAACTCCAGGTCTACGAGCTCATGCGCATCAAGGACATTCGTGTCCGGCGCAACCGCCTTGCAGCCTACGCGCCCTACGCCAAACAGGTGGACTTCCACAGGCAGGGCGGCAGCTTTCGCGAGCGGCTGTTCATGGCCGGCAACCAGCTTGGGAAGACCTGGGCTGGCGCGTTCGAGGCCGCGATGCACGCCACCGGTCGATACCCTGATTGGTGGACTGGCAAACGCTTCCCTTACGCGACACGCAGCATGGTCGGTTCCGAATCGGCCGAACTGACGCGCAAGGGCGTGCAGCGTTTGCTGCTTGGCCCGCCCGAGATGCGCGAGGAGTGGGGCACTGGCGCCATTCCCTTTGACTGCCTCAAGGACACCAGCATGAAGCAAGGTGTCCCCGATGCCGTGTCCAGCGTCGTGGTTCGCCACGAGTGTGGCGAGGACTCGGTCATTCAGTTCAACAGCTACGACCAGGGCCGCACGAAGTGGCAGGCCGACACCGTTGACTTCGTGTGGTTCGACGAAGAGCCACCGCTGCCGATCTACTCTGAAGGCCTGACCCGCACCAACGCAACCGGCGGCCTGGTCTACGTGACCTTCACGCCGTTGTTGGGCATGTCCGAGGTGGTCAAGCGGTTCTTGATCGAGAAGCCCGCGAGCTCGACCGTCACCACCATGACGATCGACGACGCCGAGCACTACACGCCCGAGCAGCGCGCAGCCATCATCGCAAGCTACCCCGAGCACGAGCGCGAAGCCCGCGCCAAGGGCATTCCGATCTTGGGCTCCGGCCGCGTGTTCCCCGTTGCCGAGGACGCGATCAAGGCCAAGCCGTTTCCCATTCCGCCGCATTGGCCACGCATCGTGGGCATCGACTTTGGCTGGGGCCACCCGACCGCGGTGGTGTGGCTGGCCTGGGACCGTGACAACGACATCCTGTACGTGACCGATTGCTACCGGATGAAGGAGGCCAGCGTGGCCATTCACTCGGCGGCCATCCGCTCGCGTGGCGATTGGTGCCCGGTGGCCTGGCCGCACGACGGCCTGCAGCACGACAAGGGCTCGGGCGAGCAGTTGGCCAAGCAGTACAAGGACCAGGGCGTCAACATGCTGCCTGATCGCGCCACCTTTGAGGATGGCAGCAACGGCCTGGAAGCCGGTGTGGCTGAAATGCTCACTCGCATGCAGACCATGCGTTTGCGCGTGTTCAGCCATCTGGAAGAGTGGTTCGAGGAGTTCCGCCTGTACCACCGCAAGGACGGCATCATCGTCAAGCTGAACGACGACATCTTGTCGGCCACGCGCTACGCCATGATGATGCGC